TAAAGCATTTCATAATGATATTTGGATTGCTAGTTTAGAGCATAAACTATTAACCAGTAACGATGACATTGTTATTAGTGATGTACGCTTTCCTAATGAAATTGCTGCTATTCATAAAGCAGGAGGACTTGTGATACGTATTAAGCGTGGTGATGATCCCAACTGGATTTCTGCTGCAAAATCATTTAATAGTGGACCAAACGGTAATACAACTTGGGCACTTAGTAGGCAAAAACTAGAAAAATCAAAAATACACGCCAGTGAATATTCTTGGGTAGGCGGTGAAATTGATCACATAGTATCCAATGATAGTACCATTGATTCATTATTTGAACAACTTAGAAATCTGGTCGAAGATCTCCCTGCCGCCAAGGAAGTTTAAGTTTGTGTAGTATGCGTTGACAATTAGCGCATACTGTCTTAAGATTAGTATATCTACAATTTGTTATATTGCCATCGATGTAGAATACGTTAAACTGATCAGGGTATTTAGATGTAAAACCACATTTATCACATGTGGTTTTCTTTTTATATCCTGCTTTTTCCCACAAAGGTATACCATCTTTACGTTGACTTGCACAATGGTCACACTTAGATCTATAGAAGGCTTTACCTAATTTATAATAGTTAATTGCCACAGGTCGTTTACCACATTCTTTGCATAAATCTCTCATTCTGCGCCCTTTTTGCTGCCCTTTTCACTAGTATTTAACCCCTTGTTTTTTCTTATACTAGGTAAATAATTCAAGTAATCCAATTAGGAGAAATTACATATGGCAACATTGAATTCACCGGGCGTATTAGTAACAGTAATTGACGAGAGTTTTTATACTCCAGCGGCACCAGGAACTGTGCCTTTATTATTTGTAACATCTAGCCAAGACAAAAAAAATGCAGGCGGCACTATTGCAGCCGGAACTACAGCAGCAAATGCTGGTAAATTATGGTTAATGACCAGTCAGCGTGATCTAGCTGATACATTCGGTGTACCACACTTTTATACAGATGCTGGTGGTAACGCATTACATGGCAATGAGTTAAATGAATATGGTCTACAAGCAGCCTATAGTTTACTTGGTGTTAGTAGCAGAGCATATATTATTAGAGCCGATGTTAATACAGCAGATTTAATTCCAACATCTAGCATGCCACACGGTAATCCAGAAGCCGGACAATATTGGATTGACACCAATGATAGCAAATATGGTATTAAAGAATGGAATCAAACTAAACAAATATTTGTTGATAAAACTCCTATCATATTAAATGACAATTCTGATGCAGGAAGTTTTAGTGCTGGAAAACCAAACATTACTATTGGAACTGTCGGAGATTATTGCTTGATCATTACTAAAGATAATACCAATAGATTGTTTTATAAGACTAGTGGAGTATTATGGGATGTTGTTCTTAATGCATCAAAAAATCTTGTAATGAGTCCCCATTATCAAGTTCCTAATTGGACCGGTGCTACTGCTGATAAGAGCGTATGGATTGTAACAACTACAGCTAATAATGGTGCTAACTGGAGTGTAAAACGTTTTAACAGGGCATCTCAGGGTTGGGATAAACTAACAACACCAATTTATGACAAAGTATTAGAGGCTACAGCAGGATTAGATTCAACAGGCGGATCGGCAATTCCCGTAGGATCTGTTTTTGTTGAAACTAATTACGACAATAATGCAAACAATCCAATAGCAAACTTTAAAGCCTGGAGACGTGCAAATACAGGAGCAACTACTGTAACTAGTAGCCAAAGTCCTAAATCTGGAGCAGGTACTTATAGTTTTGTAATTAAAGAAACAACAGCAGGATCTACATCGTGGTCTGGTGCTACTAATACAGGTACTTTAATAACTATTACAGGTGGAACAACAACTACCAGTCTTGCATCTTTAGTTCCGGGATTTTTATCAGCAGCAGGACTTACTAATATTATTTCCTCCTACAATGCTACAAGTGATTCTATATCAATTTCACATAAGTCAGGTGGCGATTTTGAAATGACTGACGGCACCGCTACTCCATTGGCTGCACTTGGATTTGTTGCAGGAACTACTGATAATCTATATGTTCCTGCACCTGGAGATAGTCCTGCTGCTTTTCTTGCTACAAATTGGGCACCATTGAGTTATATTGCATCTGATGATGCACCATATAACACTCCGGCTGACGGAACATTATGGTACAATTCAATTGTTGACGAAGTTGATATTATGTATCACAACGGCACAACCTGGGTTGGTTATCATGATGCTAGTGCATTTCCTAACACAAGTCCAGATGGTCCAATTGTAAGTGCGACCGAGCCTGCAAAAACTAATGGACAAAGTGACGGAACCGCATTAGTAAATGGTGATATTTGGATTTCTACCGCAGATATGGATCGCTATGGTAAAGACATTTATGTTTATAGTATCACCGCTGGTTGGATTAAACAAGATGTAACAGATCAATCAAGCTCTAATGGTTGGTTATTTGCAGATGCACGTTGGAGTGGTGCTGGCGACGATGTGGAACCTGATCCTATACGAAAATTATTAACATATAATTATTTAGATCCAGATGCACCCGATCCTGCTATCTATCCAAGAGGTATGCGTTTGTTTAATACTCGTCGTAGTGGATTTAATGTTAAAGAATACATGACTGGATATATTGATATATACGCCAACAATGGCAGAAATAAACGTTATCCGAGAGTAACTGGCGAACTGTTAGATGCATATAACATAGATCGTTGGGTATCACGACATAATGTGGCCGAGGATGGGTCTGGTGTATTCGGACGTCATGCACAGCGAGCACAAATTGTTGCGGCATTAAAATCTACAATTGATACAAATTCAATTATTAGAGATACAGATACAGTTAACTTCAACTTAATGGCGGCGCCTGGTTATCCAGAGGCTATACAAAATATGGTTGGTTTTAATGTTGACAGGGGTCAAACAGCATTTGTTATTGGTGATACTCCATTCCGTTTACAACCAACAGGAACTGCATTAAATGCATGGGGTAAAAATATTGCCCTAGCGTTTGACAATAACGACGACGGTGCAGTAACATATGACGAATATATGGCAATGTATTATCCAAGTGGTTATGCCAATGATAACACAGGTAACTATATTGTTGTTCCACCAAGTCACATGATGTTACGTACTATCATTAATAGTGATGCAAAAAGTTATCAGTGGTTTGCACCAGCAGGTACACGACGTGGCGGAGTTGACAATGCCACATCCGTTGGATATATTACTGCCGAAGGTGAGTTTAAAACTACTGCGTTATCACAAGGTATACGTGATGTATTAGACTCAGTTAAAATTAATCCAATTGCAACCTTTACAGGTGTTGGAATTGTAGCATATGGTCAACGTACTCGTGCTAAAAATGCCAGTGCATTAGATAGAATTAATGTTGCTCGATTAGTTTGTTATCTAAGACGTCAATTAGATGTTCTTGCAAGACCGTTCTTATTTGAACCAAATGATGCACAAACTCGCAGAGAAATTAAAGCAGCGGCAGAAAGCCTGATGCTTGAATTAGTAGGACAACGTGCATTGTATGACTATATTGTAGTCTGCGATGAAACAAATAATACTCCTTCAAGAATAGATCGTAATGAATTATATATGGATATTGCTATTGAGCCTGTTAAAGCAGTTGAATACATTTATATTCCTTTAAGACTAAAAAATACTGGCGATATCAAGGCCGGCCTATAATAGGTAAATAACATAGATTAAGGAGCATTTATATGCCAGTTGCAAGTTTAAATAGATTTACAGTACCAATAGCAGGAACTCAAGGGCCTAATACCCAAGGTTTGTTAATGCCAAAATTACAATACCGTTTCCGTGTTACAATGGATCAGTTTGGAGTAGGTGGTCAACCAAGTACTGAATTAACTAAACAAGTTATGACTGTTACTCGTCCTGAAATTTCATTTGAAGAAGTTCCATTACATGTTTATAACAGTACAGTTAAATTGTTAGGAAAACATAAGTTTGGCGACGTTAAACTAAAAGTTAGAGACGATGCCAGCGGTGTTGTTACTAAAAAAGTTGGCGAACAAATGCAGAAACAATTTGATTTCTTTGAGCAAAGCGGAGCAGCATCCGGTTCAGATTATAAATTTAGAATGCGTGTTGAAATTCTTGATGGTGGTAATGGTGCTTACGAGCCTGTTACTTTAGAAAGTTTTGAATACGTAGGCTGCTGGATTAAACAAGTTACTTATGCAGGTGGTGATTACACAAAGAATGATCCATTTGATATTGATATGTCAATTTGTATAGATAACGCTATTCAACTTGAAGCACCTGGTGGTGCAGCTAGCGGTATTGGATTAGATGTTGGCCGTGTTGTAAGAGCATCTAACGCACAAGGTCTAGTTAACTAATAATCGCGTAATAATTAAAAACCTGGATTAATCTCCAGGTTTTTCTTTGACTAAATATTACTATGAGCAATAAATTTAATGACTATATAACCAACCTAGGTTTTGGTACAACATTCAGGCCCTACGAACATGCAGATAGATTGTATATTGGTGGTGCTTTTGCTAAATCACCTAAATTTGGTTTTTTATATTTTGTAAGATTTAATATAAATCCAAAATATATAAAGGATACAGAATGGGGTGAAAAAGATAGATATAATGTTGGGTTATTAGCAAAGAAGATTGATCTTCCTAAATTTAACATTGCCACAGAAACATTAAATCAATATAATAGAAAAACAATAATACAAAAAAGTATAAGCTATAATCCTATTAATATAGATTTACACGACGATAATACAAATATTACACATCTTCTTTGGGTTAATTATTATAAAAGTTATTATGTTGATGGACAACAAAATAATGCAGCATTTGAAAATACCAAATACGGAAAGATTGATTATAATTATGGTAGATATGATAACGGACTGAACAATAATTTTTTTGATTCTATTGAAATTTATGTAATGCATCAAGGAAATTTTACAAAATATACGTTAGTTAATCCTAAAATTAAAGATTGGAAACACGATAGTGTAGATCAAGGCGCAGGCAATAAAATATTAGAAAATAAATTAACAGTTGAATTTGAAACGGTGTTTTATAAACAAGGAAAACTTGTAAAAGGAACCAGTGATTATTTTGTTGAAGACTATTATGATAAAACGCCGGGTCCCCATACAGAAGGAAACGATCTTCTTTATAAAACTAGAGGAATATCACCATTTGATAAAACTTTACAGACACCGAGATTCAAATCAATTAGACCGGCACCTGTGCCGGTTGGGGACCAACCGCCTGATCCACCGCCGGGGGCCAGAGAATATGGAATAAAAAACCGTCCACAAGCTTCGGATATGCTAACTCAATTAGGAACTGTTGTACTCAAAAATTATGTTAATCAAAACGGGTTAACTAGACAAAATGCTACTGAATATAATATTGCAGGTAGTTTATTGAGCTACACCTTAAATAGTGGTGCAGGAAAATACGGTAAAGCTGGTCCTGCAAATGAATACGCCGAACCAGCTGCAAATGCACCTGGTGTGTTTACTGTGGGTGGATTTGGAATTAATATATTCAAAGGATTTAATGAGAGCGTCGATGGTAAAATTAGAGCTAATCCTGCTTCAATAATTTTTCCGCCTAAGGGTTAATTATGCCTCAATATTCTAATTTACCTCCAGCAGCAAAACCTTCTAATTCTGATACGGTGAATGCTATGAATAACTATTATTCTACACCCATTGAATTAAATTCAACCGTATTAGCAGCAATGACTGGGTATTTTACCAATAGAGGATTCGGTGATGTTGCTGCTGAGTCAATCACATTAACCATTATGAGACAGGCATATACGGATGGTTATAATCCAATGAAAATATTAGATACCTTAAAAGGTTTATCAAATGTGCAATTATCAGGATTAGTATCTGAACTATTAAATTATAATAGATTTAAATCTAGTAGTTTGGGATATTCTCGAGGGTTTACTCCAAATCCTCAAATACAAAGAAATATAGTAGATGGCTACTATACCTTTAGCGTATCAAACTCATCTGTTAATACAAGATTTGCTTTGTTTGATCAAAACGGACAACTAATAACAAATGAACTTGGTCAAATTCTAACAACGGAATAATTAACATGCCAAAAATTACAGATTTAACTATTACACCAACTATTAACGATGCTACAACTTTTTTAGTAGTTAATAACGGTGCTGCAAAAAGATTTGCTTATCAAGATTTATCTAATCAAATATTAGCAAACGTACCAATAGCAATACAAGGTACCAATGGAACTCAAGGAGTTGAAGGTCCTCAAGGAGTCAAAGGTGCCCAAGGTTTAACTGGCCAAGGTACTCAGGGTGTTTTAGGAGCCCAGGGTAGCTCTACTGGATCACAAGGAGCACAAGGGTCAAATGCAGGGCAAGGTGTACAAGGTGTTACTGGACAAGGTGTACAAGGTGTAACCGGTGGCAGTGGTTCATATATCAGGGGTACGGCTCAAGGAGCAACCGCAAGTATTGCAAATAATGCAACCGGTAACATTTCAGTTACAGGATTTAAATCTTATGCACTATTTAAAATACAAACAAGTGCAGCAGCCTGGGTTCGACTATATACAAACGATGCAGCAAGAACCAGCGATAATGCAAGGGTTCAAACTACAGACCCTACTCCGGGTTCGGGTGTGATAGCCGAAGTAATTACAACAGGAGCACAAACACAATTAATGACACCGGCTATATTTGGATTCAACGACGATACATCACCAAGCAGTACAATTTATCTAGCTGTGACTAATTTAAGTGGATCAACTGCCTCAATAACAGTTACATTAACACTATTACGTTTGGAAACATAAAATGTCTGATATAGATGAAAGTATCAATTCTACTAATTTAAAAGCATTTGAAATTCCTAATATTGATCCATTGTTGCGTATAGGAGATTATGTAGGACTTACACCACCAGCAATTGCAATTGCATATAACATGCCTGCAAATGACGGAGCAGGAGTTAAGATTGGTATTATTGCACCGCTCGGCGGCGGATTTTTGCAAAGTGATCTTAATAAAACATTTGATGATTTAAAATTTAGTGGATTAATTGCTGCAGGTACTGTTGCACCTACAATTAACCAAGTTTTATTAGACGGAACAAGTGGTACATTTACCAACTCAGGGGCAGATCCTGAAAATGCACTTGACATATTTTGTATAGCCACACTGGTTCCTGCAGCCAATATTACTATATATTTTAGTACTGGTTTTGTAACTGCAATTAATAGAGCAATATCCGACGGCTGTCATATTCTTAATATAAGTTATTCATATAGTCTCGGTGAGCCTAGTGCAGGTACCATAGCAACTATGGAGAGTGTATTATCAACAGCATCTGCTGCTAAGATTGCAATTTGTGTATCATCAGGAGATAGTGGATCAACATTTACAGGATTATCAACTGTACAAGTAGCATATCCAACATCTAGTCCAAATGTTATTTCAATAGGCGGAACAAAACTTACATTAAATAACAATAATACACGATTATCTGAAACTGACGATAATAGAGATCTTAGTTTTTCAGCAACGTGGGGTGGCGGTGGTGGGGTAAGTGGATATTTTTCATTACCTAATTGGCAAACTGGACTATATTATACACCTATCAATAGTGGCACTACCGGAACACCAACAGCATTAACCATGAGAGGAGTACCTGATATCTCAGGTCCGATGAATGGATATTTATTTTATTTAAATGGGTCCATAGTGGGGTTTGGTGGTACTAGTGCTTCAGCACCGGTAATGGCAGGAATGCTGGCAAGAATTCAGGCATTAACAGGTAAACAACGATCATCTGCTGAATATAATACATTATTTTATAATCATAAAAAATCATTATGATATAACTGTTGGAAGTAACAACAATATTATTACCAGTGGATATGCTGGTACTACAGATTGGGATCCTGTTACTGGATTAGGTCCGCCTATTGGAAACTCGGTCTACAAATATTTAAAAAATGGATTACGACCTACTTCGGGCAAGGTATTTCCTAATGATAAATTTGATCGTAGACCTGCATCGGGTCAAATTTGGCCACGTACCAAAACATTATGAGTTTAAAATTTAGTCAAGGTGTTTATCAGGTAAAAAATATTGAAAAATATATTGGAAGTAAACCTCCCTATTGTAGAAGTAGTTGGGAAACTACATTTTGCATGTTTTGCGATAATAATCCTAGTATACAAGAATGGGCCAGCGAACCTGTGAAGATACCTTACAGAGATCCACTAACAGGCAAAGCTACCGTATATGTTCCTGATTTTTTAATTTCTTATATTGATAAACATATGAAGAAACATGCAGAACTTATAGAAATAAAACCTGCCAATCAAATGCTCAAAGAACGTGTGGGTAAAAATCCTTACAATCAAGCACAATTTGTTAAGAACCAAGCTAAGTGGGCTGCTGCAAGTAAATGGTGCCATCAACAAGGAATTAAGTTTCGAGTTATTAACGAGCATGATATTTTTTCCAATAGTAAAAAATCTAAATAAGTAAGAGTATGACTAAAAAACTCGAAGACCTCTTGGATTTACCAAATATTATAGATACTGTAATGACACCAACCGCAGTAGATGCTGAACCTGTTCCTACTATTGATATTGAGGACAAATTAGAAGAATTTGACAAAATATCAGCTGCCCTGCCTCGTGTAAAAGGGTTAGGAGATATTAGTGATACTGAGTTTGATGAACTTGCTGCTAAAGCAGAACAAGCCTATGACGACTTAATGGACTTAGGTATGAATGTAGAAGCAAGATATGGCAGTAGAATGTTTGAAGTTGCAGCGTCTATGTTAACTG